CGCATTGTTTTTATCAGGCCATCTTGTACTAGCTTCTTTGCAGCAGCACGACCTGTTTTCGTTACGGCTGATTTACCAAGTACGCCAACAACAGCACCTGTGCCACCACTAGCGATTGAGGAGATCGCTGAAGGAACTATCTGTCCTGTACCTTTTGCAATCTGTGTAAAAAATCCACCAACAGTAGGTTCTTCGAGAAATTCACCAAAGGTTGCAATACCGTCAAACATTTCAGCCGCTTGAGTTTCGGCTAGACGAGCATTACGAATTGTAGTTTCAGCACCTTCCTGATCGCCAATTAAAGTCTGAGCCAACCCTTTGAAATATCGAGCGTCTGCACCCAAGCCCGCAGCACCGCCTTGGACCCCGCGCACAAAAGTTTCGCCAAGTGTTGCGGGTGCTACCGAAGGTTCAGGGAGTGCTTGAATGCCAGCCGCGACGTTATTGGGATTGGTCGGAGCCTGTGCAGCTTTTGATATAAGAGTTTCAAGAACATCTGCCATTGGCTGTCCTATTCACTTGGCGCTGCATTAGCAGCATCCTTTGCTTTCATCATGCTGATGAACAACTTGCCGATAGTCGGGTTGTAGTTGTTTATTCTCTCTGCGCTAAATTTTTCGCTTCTAGTGTCTCCCGCAACTCCAGTAACCCTGAAACTTATTGGCTCACCGTTCGAGTCATAAGCATCAATTTCTACGTTAGCTAAATTATCATCAGAGAAAGTAGGTTGTGCTTGCCCACGTAAGAACGGAATACTTGATGCGATGGTTTCCACAAAACCGCCTCGCTCTGTTAACGCTACGTTTTGTGCATAAGTAGTGGTTAACTGCATCAAAGCTGTTAAATATTGTTGCGCTTCTTCTGGTGTTTGTGCTGCCGCTGATTTAGCCAAAAGTTGCGGAACAATATCAGTGTCGAAACGCTGTAAATTCCGTTCAGCAAGTTCGTTACTTGGTAACTCTTTACCTTCACCCTCTGGATCAACAATTTCCGAAATCTTATTGTGGACATTTTCTGTGATCCAGTTGGCTGCGTTATCCATTCTTTCAAATACTTCTAAACTCATCTGGTTATTGGCTTGTAGCCTACTTATCCTGTTTCTTTCAGCCGACAACTGATTAGCGTAATCATTCTGTGCTAACTGCATCGCTTGATAGGCGCTCATACTTTCAACACCTGTCTCGCCAAGATTCATCAATGAACTAAATGCTTCGTTTTTCTGTGTATCGGTAGCACCCATTGCCGAGATAAAAGCGTAAATCATCTTCTTGGATTTAAGATCGGCTCGCTGTGCATCGTTCAAGTTATTAATACCCGCAGTTTGCATACCTTGTGCGACAGCAGTGACAGTAGCTTGATTCTGTGAGAGCTGTTGTCCAAGAGTTTCTAATTGTTCTTTTGCATCTGGAGCAGTCAGATCAACTGCATTAGCTTGATCTTGTGCAGTCACAATTTCTGATTGCTGTTCTGGATCAGTAACTGAGTCCGAAATAGGAGCGGCATCTTCCAAACCAAAATCAGATTTGTGTTGTTGAATCTGCGCTTGAATTGCGTTTACTTGTTCTTGGTTGTTCTGTGTATCTTTAACAACACCGCGATACCTTGCGGGAACTCCGCGTGGAACATCACCACCTTGTGCTGATTCAAGTTGTGATTCAAGTTCTTCGAGTCGAGCTTGAGGATAGCTTTCAAGTTGTTTTGTGACGTTATCTAAAGCTCGTCGATTACCAACAACACTTCTACCGCCACCTGCGCCGCCTTGAGAAGATGACAGATTTTCATAGCGTTTTAATAATTTATTCAGTTCAGGATCATTAATGTCGTCACGTTTTGTAGAAAGAGTATCAATAACGCTAACGGAAGGTTGCGTCGCATCTGGCGCATCTACAACCGAATCAATAGTATCGCCAGTAACATCAGCCGCTAATTTTTCATTAACATCGGGGTCATCTATTGCTGCGATGCTGAGTAAATTACGGCCTATTTCAGCGCCTTCGGTAGTACCTGTAGCCATTGCTTGGTCTGCGGCATTAACAACAGTCAGCAAATTAGCATCAACATTGGCTAACTCTCTAGCAGCCGCAAGTTGAGGATAGTTAGCTGCTAATGTACTGTCTTGTAAAAGAGTTGTTTTGTAATACAGTTCAGCCGCATTTGCGATGTCGCCAGCATTTTCAAAAGTTGCTATTTCAGAATCTGGGAAACTTGTGCCGTCTTTAGTTAAAACTCCTTCGCCAAACACGCCTCGGCCATCGGTATAGCTACCACCAAAGGCAAACTTCCCATTGGGTAGTCTGGTCACTTTATCGAGGGCAAAGCCTTCGGGTGTAGTCATGCCTAACTTATCTTGCGCCATTCTAAGGGCAAGCGCATCTGCTGCTGGCACACCGTTTTGTATATCAGTTCTAAATTTTTCTTTATTAAACCTGTTGGTTTTTATATCAAAATAGCCATTTTCAAGCATTTGGTTGAATGTGCCGTCATTCATTCGAACCTTTTCTTCATTGGCAAACTGTTGCGCCTGTCGCGCTTCTTGCTGCTCCATAAGACCAAGCTGCTGCTGACTCACATCAAGTCGCTGTTGCGCCAACTGATTAGCCTGACGTTGTTGATTCGCTATTTGTTGTGTACGAAACGTACTTAAAAGTGCATCACCGAGTGCCATAATAGTTCCCTGCTAGAAGCCTGTAGCTATAAGAGCTAAACTGCCTAAACTGCCTAGTGTGCTATAGGTGTTCATTTTGGATTGTGCTTTAGCTCTGTCATAAGCCATTCGTCTGTCAATCTGATTCCCTGCTGCACTACCCATCTGACTTTGAGAAGCTCTGTTTACACCTTGTCCGATATTAATTAGATCAGCCAATGTTGATTTGTTTAATTCTCTTTGCGCTATCTGTGCATCAGCGACGCCTTGAATACCGCTTAAAGTAGTACCCAGTTGAATGTTGCGTTGCTGTGCTAATCGCTGTGCGGGAGTCAGACCTACGCCATAGCGTTGAGCATTTCTACTTGCAACCCCTTGTGTAAGCCCTTGAGCAATTTTTGCATCTTCTCTTGCTTGGTCAACAAGTGATGTGTCAGTCGATGCTTTAGCAATTAAGTCATCTTCAAACTTGCTGTAGTCTTTGACGTACCGCAGGTAATCATCACGAGTCATATCCGCAAAAGTTTGTTCAGGGTCATCTACAGTAGGTAACGCCCCGCTAGTTTTTGCTTTGCTAATTGCTGTATCGTATTTATCGTATAAATTAGCCATGTTACTGCCCACCAAGCGTATATCTAAATCTGTCTCGTAGCCCTTTTACCTTTCTGCCTTGTGAATCTACAGGTGTAAAAAAGCTACCTTGAACAGCCCCAGGTGTATTAGTGTAAGGATCGCGTCCGGTACTTCCGAGATTACCTAACCCTTGCCCAATCGCTGTACCTGCAATCTGACCTGCGGCATCGTATTTACTCTGCGCTACCGCCTGTCTGTTTGCTGCTCTGGCTAGTCCTTCTGAAGTCTGCATCCGGGCAAGCTGTGACATACCACTTTGTGCATCAGCCGCTTGTCCTAAACGTGTGCCTAAAACATTTGTCTGGTCTTTAGCCTGTATAGCTTTGCCTGTTGCTGTTGCTTGCCCTAGTTGTGAAGTCAGTCCACCTGCCAACGCTCCAGCGCTACCCACATCGGTAGCCTGTCTTAGCGTAGGTTGAGCAGTTAATGTTTGCATCGTGTCTGCATTAGCTCGACCTCTTGCGATACGGGTTGGGTCGTCCGACAACGACTGATCGCGCATCTTCAACAACAGCGGATCATATTTCTTTTTAAAATTGTCGTACTGCGCTTTAGCTACCGCTGCGCTTGTCTTTTCCATCTCAGATGGTTTGTAATCGCTACTCTTTGGTTTTGAACTCATACATCCCTCGAATAAACAACTGTATCTATAGCCCAACCACTACCAGTTAAATAAGTTCCGACTGTCTCGACGTTCGATCTAATTTCTAACTTGGTATACCCATGTTCTTTCGCAAGCTCTGTAAAAAAATCAGTATGTACAATACCGACTTTTCCACCTTTTCTTTTTGCCCAAGCTATCCAAATCAATAAAGTCTTATCGTTGGTAAACTCGTCCACCTCCGTCGTAGTAACTGCAAAGCCTTCTTCAGTAGTCCAAAGAACAGCTTGCCCACCGACACATGCGGCATAAACATCTTCCGGTCTGTAGGTGAGATGTTTATTAGCCTCCAAAATCTTCTCAACACCAGTTTTAACCCATGACCATTCTTCACGAATGTCAGCTACTTTAGGTGTATTAATACTTTTCCCACGTTGCTCGTCTTCTTCTATACGGAGTGGTGTAATATCCGCCATACTTTACTTTCCTCGCCACTGGGCTATCTGCAAATCTTGCTTTTCTGTCTGCGAAACTAAGTCCTTCTTGCCAAAGCTGTGCATAAACTTCAGCACCAGTAAGATCGGACCAGTCTTTGTTTGGTATTCTCAGTAAACGAAATAACGTGCCGTTAACAATCGAGTCACGATAGTCATTCATGATGTCAGCTTCACATGCTGTACTTGTATGCGTAGGTTTTAAAATTGCTCTAACAATCGTGCTGCCTACTTTTGTAACTGATGGAATAGGCACTAACCAAAACTGGCTAGAAGATTGTTTGATGAAATAAGTAGGTGTACCAACATAAGTAGACTCTCGCCATTTTGGTTCTCGCTCTTCTAGCAAAGAAGAAGATACTGCTTCGAGATCGTTCCCGTCATAAGTAGCCCACAATATCTTATGTACCACAGTTCCTGTAGGTGGCTCAAAATCATATTCATAGGTATTAGCAACAGTATCCACCGGATCAAGTTCTGCCTGATACACTTCGCTTTTTTCACACAACTCAATTACGGTATTGCGAATTGTGTTTTCAATCAGAGTGTCAGTACAGCCAGGAACCATTGGAATGATGTCAGGCAGTAAGTCTTCGTATTTCACTGTTGCCATAGTTAATTACCCATCATTGGATTTAAAGTCGGATCGGGGCGTTCACTATTTGGAGAAGTCAGTATGTCTAACTGCGACTTACCACTTACTGAAGTCATGAACAATTGAAAATGCGAAGCTGCTCGCTGTTGATGCCCTGCAAAATCTGCGTCTTTCATGTACGCCATGTAAACAACGTAATTCATGATTGCAACAGAATAGATGTCTGGTAAACCTATATCATCACTTATGGTAACTGCGGCAGGGTTTGCACTGTAGACAATCTCACAATAAGCATTACCAGCAACACCTGGATAAACATAAAAAGTACGTGGATCACTTTCTTCATAGACATAATGTTTAACCGTCGTACCATGCTTTGATAGACCAGTTGCGGCAGGGTCATGCCAACTAGGTGCTTGTGCATCAAGAACTTCCTTATCAACAATACGGATAGTTCTACCACCATTACCCGCACTGGCTGCACTCATATTACGAATAACACTAAGAAGTCTATTACCCCCCGATGGGATGGACTGCTTAGTACCAGTTGCTAAAGTAACTGTCTCATTCGTAGCACTAGCATCAGGTTTGATAAGAACGATTGCCCGTTGAGCATCATTTACCCAACTAACAAGTTCAGACTCAGGCCATCGTATAGCAGATGTGTCCTGTAAAATTATCTGAGCTTTATCTACTATACTTTGAACCGAAGTCGTCATTGCTTTACCTAACCATTAATAACTTGATCCCACGCTTTAGTGCGTTCTTCCGGTGCTACTGTTCGGCCAACCGCGCTGTTAATAGCTGCTGCTTTTGGTTCACCATTCTTTTTAAAGTTAGCGGGATCGCCATCCGACACAAGTTTTTCAATAGCCACAACTACTTCTGTAACATCGCCAACTGCTACTTCAACAAATGCTTCATCTACATCTGGTGTCGAAGGATCGTCGGCAATAAAGTGACCGTCTTCATTTCTTGCTCGTATGGATACCAGTGTAGTCTCTTCAATCTTCACTGATTCTTTTTTACTCTTCGCGCCAACTTCTTTTGCGCCTTGTTGTAATGCCAGAAGTCCAATTTCTTCACTCAGTTCCCTTTCTTTTCCCGCTTCCAAAACAACTACAGCTCCCCAGGTTGTTGCCACGCGGAGGTTTTTATCTGAGATTATTTTCATAAGGATTTACCTATTGCTGAAATACATAGTGATTTCAAAGCCAAGTCTTACGTTTTCGAATGTAGGTTTTGTCCACATAACTTTGTCCTCTCGTAAATTTAAAAAACCCCACACCCTCCCCAGGAGTCGGAAGGGAGGGAGGGGGTTACTACTTTACTTAAACAGCAGTGTCTAAGCAGATTACACCAAAGTCTTCAGTAGAACCGTTATGGTCACTGTTGTACTTAGGCTTTCGTAGGCCGAAAATCTTGCCTATGGAAATACCAGATTGGTTTCCATAGTCAAAAGTCTCTTCAACTACTTCTGGGTTGCCAATGTCGGCCATTGCTAGAGCTTGCGCTCCGCAGAACAGTGCTCTTCCACCGTCTTGGTCAGCATTTGCGCCCCACTTGTAACCCGCAGAACCAGCGTTTGTGCTAGTTCCAGAAGTTGCGCCTTCGGTTGAGAAAACATGACGGAACTCATGTACCATCACGCCATCTACCATCAGTGAAGATGAACCTGCAAACAACTGGTTGCTTGGTCCACGAACACCTGCGTTTCTCACGTTCGCTAGGAAATCTGAATCTAGCTTGAGATCAGCCATTTGCTGTGGAGTAACAAACAGATGGAACACTTCTTCATTGCCAGCGCTGCGAATACCTCGGATATAGTTATCCTTGGCATACGCTTTCAACTCGACAATCGCTCGATAGTTAATCGTATCCGCAGCGTCAACAGCAGTAGTATCACCTGCGACAAGACTTGTTGTACCTGCGTCATAACGACGGTGACGATTAGTAGTTGGAGTTGAAACGTCAGAAGCAAACTCCAAATCAACAAGCTCGTGACCTGTTGTAGCTGAAGTAGTCCTTAACGCACCGTTAGTCTTGTTTGTATATGCAAGACCCGCCAATGTTAAGAAGGCAAGTTGGTCCATTCGATCTGCCATTGCATAAGCAAGAGCGTCACGAGAATTTTCACGGAAATTTACAACAGATTTTTGATCGGCTAAACGACCAGCAATTCTGTTAGCAAATCTAAGCTGATCTAGCTCGATGGTGATATCGTAGGCACGAAGCGCTTCT